TGCATAGCCCTGTAGCGGCTTTCTGTGGTATCCATGGCATATTGTAACGCCTGCACCATGTCCCCCGGCTCACTGGCATATTTGAGCGTGTGCGGTAGGGGCTTATATTCTACAAGTTCCACCCGTTTCGGGTCTATAAAGATAAATTGCACGGCGGCGGGGCTGTCTTTTAATGCCGTTGTAATAATGCCATTTATAACAACGCTTTTACCGCTGCCCGTTGCACCCGCTACAAGTAAATGCGGCTGCTTTAGCATATCCGCAAACAAGTTGTAATAGCTGCCGGGCGGCGTTTCCCAGGTCTTTCTAAACACTCTTTTATACCTCCTTATATAAGAATACCCCGCACGGCGGCGGGGCTTCTTTTATGCTTCTTTCTTCCAGTATGCCGGGTATCTGCCCGTTTCGTTGGTACAGTTATAATGCATGAACGCATTAACCACGGTTTCAAATTCACGGTTGCGGGCTATTGTAGTGTTGAACCCGTCCCCGCTAACTTGCGTGTAACTTTCCTTTTGTGCGTCTGAGTAGCAACCCCACGGGGAAACCGGGGACAGCTTGCAAGCCGTCAAGCGGATGACCTCACCCGCATTATAGCGGCGGGCGGCTTCCTTCTTAGTAATGCGGATATAACCGCCTATTTGTATTCTATTCATGGTATAACCTCCTATTTGTGCATTCTGCTATTGTATGCGGTTCTTTCTGTGGTGCAGGTTTGAAAGCCTACACTTTCCAGACCCCCGGCAGAGCCGGGACGCTTGCGCCCTAACTGGCTATTTATACACGGCGCAACGTGTTTGTTTAGTCCTCTTCTTCCTCTTCCTCAAACGCTCCATTTTCTTCCAGGTCATCAAGTACGGCGGCTATTGCCTGCCCTAACAGATAACAACGGATTGTAACGTCCATAGCTTCCGCGCCCTCTTTTAATACGTCCGTTCCATCCTGTCCGAACTCTTCCAGGGCTTCCGCTAACAAATCCCAGTTATGCGCTAATGCTTCCTCAGCTTTCCAGGTGTTGCAATAGTAAGACCCGGAACCGTTGCCCGTGACGCTGTCACACGTCCAAAGGTCATTGTTTAACTTCTCTTCCAGTCCGTCACGGTCGCCCGCCCATTCTGTCAAGTCAATTTCCTGTTCTACATAATCCCGAACGTCTGCGGTTACCTGCTCTAAATAATCATACATAATTGTTTACCTCCTATTTGTTGTGCGCTGCCCTGGCGGGCGGCTGTGGTTTCAAACTTGTTTATCAAGTTTTATCTTGATACAAGTATATCAAGATATATCTTTATTGTCAAGATATTTCTTGAAATTCTTTTGACTTTTTCGCCACGTCCCGCCGCTCTGCCTGTGGTGCAGACTGTCCTTGTCATCCTGCGGACAGACCCCCGGCGGGGGATATAGACCCCCGGCAGCCGGGGCGGGTGAGCCTGGAAAATCCCGCAAAAATAAAAAAGATTCAAGATATAACTTGACAAGATAGAACTTTAATGCTATCCTTATCTTGAACAGGAGGAAAACGTATGACTTCAAAAGAACTGATTAAGACTCTGATGACAGAGCATGATATAACGAATGCTGAGATGGCAAAGACCTTGGGCATTACGCAGGCGGCTCTTTGGGATAGACTGAATCCAAAGAAGAGCGATAACACTACAGTTGCAAAACTGGGTGATATGTTGAGCGTTATGGGATATAAAATCATGGTTGTTCCCGATGAAACACCTATCCCCGAAGGTGGATATGAGGTTGGTCAGACAGACATGGTAGGGTAAAATCGAATTTTTCACTAAGTTTTTATAGTAAAGACTCTACTAAGAAAACTTATACAGATTTTATGATTTACCCTACCACGCTAAGAGAAAGGATGGTGAAACCATGTTCTATATTTTGTTCTGCTGCTTGTGGTTCCTGTGGTGGTGTATTAAATCCTTCTTCTGGCTTTGTACATGGGTCACCTGGAACATTGTAGTCAGACCTGTGGTATGGTGCTTATGCTTGCCTTTTAAGTTAATAAGTAACTGCAAGTAAGTTGCAGTTTTGTCCGATGGGACTGTCTTAATTGACGGTTCCATTTTTTTTTTGTTTACGGAGGTATGTATGGATTATAGTAAGATGAAAAGCAGCATTGACCGGGCTATCTTAAAGAGTCCGCTTGATGTTGCAGCCTATGATGATAAATTCGCCCTGTGCCGTGACTATGAGGGTACAGAGTTCCGACTGGCTCACGAATGGAACCAGGCTTTACAGGAGGAAATCAGAGCGGGACTAAAACTGGCAGTAGATACCAGGGATTTTAAGACGGCAGAGGAATTTGACAATCTGCTTTTTCGTTCCTTGCTGTTCTGTGCGCCCCATTATTTTGACGCATACTTACAGGCTGTAGAGTACGGCAAGCCACTTGACAAGAAATTCTACCTGCCCCGCCGTCATTACCTTAGACGATATGTGGAAGGATACCAGGAAGTTCTTGAGGGAAAATTGGACTTTCTGTCCATTTCCATGCCGAAACGATGTGGTAAGTCTCAGCTTGGTATCAACTTTACGAATATGCTTTCTGGTAAATTTCCAGACCGCTCTACGCTGATGGAGGGTACAGGTGATGACCTTGTTCAGTCTTTCTACAAAGGTTGCCTTGAGTACATTCAGCAGCCGAACGATTATCATTTTTATGATATTTTCCCAGAGAGTAAACTGGTACAGACCAATGCCGATACGAAGGTCATCAACCTTCTGCACAAGTCCCGATTCCCTACGGTTATGTGCCGTTCTATTGACGCACGGCAGGTAGGTCTTTCGGAAGCAACCAACCTTCTTTACCTGGATGACTGCGTAGAGGGACGTGAGGAAGCGAAGAACAGACAGCGGCTTGATGACAAGTGGGAGGTTATTTCGGGTGATATTATCGGACGTGCCATTGAGGGTACGCCTATCGTTATCTGCGGTACACGATATTCTCTGTATGACCCTATCGGTCACTTGCAGGAAGAAATGAGGAAGCAGGGTAAGCGGTGCAAAATCATTGAAACCCCCGCTCTTGACCCCGTGACGGATGAGAGTAACTTTGAATACATTCGTGAGGGCAGGAAGGTTTTCACCACGCAGTACTTCCGTGACCAGAGAGAAATGCTTTCGGCAGAGCAGTTTGAGTCTGAGTTTCAGCAGCAACCGTTTGAAGCGAAGGGTATTCTTTTCCCGGAAGCGTCCTTGAACCGATACTTTGAACTCCCTGTAGACCGTGAGCCAGACAGTATCATTGCTGTCTGCGATACTGCGGACAAGGGTGCTGACTATTGTTCTATGCCGATTGCTGCGGTGTACGGAGATGAGGTCTACATTGTGGATGTAGTGTTCGATGACTCCCCGCCAGAGGTTACGAAGCCAGAGTGTGCAAAGGCTCTGATGGACAATCTTGTGGTGGCAGGAACCTTTGAGTCGAATAATGCAGGTACATATTTTGCCAGGGATGTACAGCAGATTTTGACTGACCGAAAGTATGTCTGCAATATCCGAACGAAGAGGACTATCAGCAATAAGCAGACTCGTATTGAGTTCGCTTCTGATAACATTATCAAACACTTTTACTTCAAAGACCCGTCACTCTATGCACGGAACAGTCAGTATGCCATGTTTATGAAGCAGGTCACAACCTACACCCGGTCTGGTAAAGTGCCGCACGATGACGCACCCGACTCTCTTTCTCTGCTTGAGAATGAACTGCGTGGACTGGTGGGAGCGAAGGTTGAAGTGTTCAAAAGACCGTGTTAATTTACGCAAAAACTCTTCATACCTATTATCAAGAAATCTCTTGAAATAACCATTGAAGAGTGATATAATTACAATAGAAAATGTAGGATTGGAGGTGGCTTGCGTGTCTTTCGGTTTATACGGTAGACGCATGATAAAGTCCGATGAAACCGAAGTGACCGTTGAGAACGTGGTTGCGATTCTCAATAAGGCACTTCCTTATCACTGGGAGAATCGCAGTGAAATTCAATATCTGTGGTACTACTACAGAGGATTACAGCCGATTCTCAACCGTGAGAAACAGGTTCGTCCAGAGATTTGTAATAAAATCGTGGAGAACCGGGCGAATGAGATTGTGTCTTTCAAGTCTGGCTATTTGATGGGCGAACCTCTACAGTATGTTTCCCGTGGTAACGGTGATAACTTATCTGACGCAATCAATCAGCTTAACGAATTTGTGTTTGCCGAAGAGAAGCCTGCAAAGGATAAGGAACTTGCTGACTGGTTCCATATCTGCGGTACGTCTTTCAGAATGGTTCTTCCAGATGAGGACGTGGGCGAGGACGATGACTCCCCGTTTGAAATTTACACGCTTGACCCACGGAACACTTTTGTAGTGTACAACAACGGTCTTGGAAACAAGCCGCTTCTGGGTGTCAAGTATGTGGTGGATGACAACGGCATAGTTCACTATAGTTGCTACTCTGACCATGAGTATTTTGAGATTGTAGAATCTCATATCATCAAGGCAGAGCCGCACATTCTGGGTGATATTCCTATCATCGAATATCCTCTGAACATTGCCCGCATTGGTGCGTTTGAGTTGGTTATCCCGCTCTTGGACGCAATTAACCTTACGGACAGTAACCGCCAGGATGGAGTTGAACAGTTCATCCAGGCACTCATGCTTTTCCATAACGTAGACATTTCGTCTGACGATTATGAGAAGCTGAGAGAGGAAGGGGCTATTAAGTTCCGGGATATTGACCCTCAGTTGAAAGCCGAAGTATCTTATCTGACCAGTACTCTGAACCAGGGTGAAACGCAAACCCTGGTTGACCATATGTACCAGACGGTATTGACTATCTGTGGTATGCCGAACCGCAACGGTGGTACGTCTACCAGTGATACCGGGTCTGCGGTCATTATGAGAGATGGTTGGTCTGCTGCGGAAGCAAGAGCAAAGGACAGCGAATTGATGTTCAAGAAGAGTGAGAGGATTTTCCTCAAGCTGATTCTGAATATCTGCAAAACTCTGAAAGGCATGGACTTGAAGGTTTGCAACATTGAAATTCGCTTTACCCGAAGAAATTACGAAAACATTCTGCAAAAAGCCCAGGTGCTTGACCTTATGTTGAAGAACAGTAAGATTCACCCACGGCTTGCTTTTGAGCATTGCGGACTGTTTGTTGATTCTGACCTGGCATACACATTAAGTGCGGAATATGCAGAGGAACAGGAGAAGAAAGCACAGGAGTTGCTTGAAAAGCAGAATACGGAAAAGGAGGATGAAACCGATGACTCCAACACTGACAAAGGAAATGGTGCAGCAGGTGGAAACGCTGCTCAAGCACGGCAGCAGAGTGGAAGTGCTGATTGAGCAGGGCAAGGTTACGATTGTTGAAATCAAACGCAAGATGAGAATGAAAGAGTAACACCAGGACAGAGGTTCTGGTGAGTCCAATGGGACTGTGAGTGACGAACTCATAGTCCCTTTTTATTTTGTCTATGAATAATACATTTTCAGCTTATATTGCTGCGTTTGATGAACTCAACATTCTGACTTCCACCAGTTATTACTCCGCTTCTGGGAAGGATATGACCTCAAAGGTTGCTCAGATTGCGGATGACATTTTATCACTGCTCATCCGGGCTTATCAGCAGGGCATTACAGCCACGGCAGATATGCTTGCCTACGATTTGACCGTAGACGTGGGTTCCATGGAGGAAGCTATTTATGAGGTGATAGACGGTAAAACGTTTGAGGACAGAATCGCTGACCATGTGATAGCCGGGGATTTGTCCGGCTTACAGACGTTAGTTGAATCTGAATATCACCGGGTATTCAATGCAGCGGAAGAGGATGGAGCCTATGAGTTCCAGTCCACAAGAGGACTGGGAGTCTCAAAGAAATGGGTGACTGTCCGGGATGAAGCCGTTCGGGATACTCATAAATACCTGGAAGGTGTAAGCGTGGCTCTGGATGAAGAGTTTTATACCTTTGATGGTGACCATGCTTCCAGACCGGGTGAGTTCACTAAGGCAGAGAACAATGTGAACTGCCGCTGTGTACTGAAACTTGAAATTGATACTTCGCAGGATTGACCTGCTTGTATGGTGAGGGAACACCTTAAAACGCACACTCAGACAAGAGGATAAAACAGAAGAACATGGTGAGGGAACACCTTAAAACGCAAGGAGGACTTTATTATGAGTTATTTAAGTGATTTGCTTGGAGATTCCTACAAGGAAGGTATGACTGAGGAAGAGATTTCTACGGCTTTGCAGGCTGCGGGTGCAGGTCAGAATAATGACGCTGAAATCAATCGTCTGAAAGCACAGCTTTCTAAAGCCAACTCCGAAGCTGCTGATTACAAGAAGCAGTTGAGAGGTAAGCAGACTGCCGATGAAGCCGCTGCCGCTGAACAGAAAGCAACCATGGACAAGCTGACCCAGGAGAATACCGATTTGAAGCGTTCTATCGCTCTGGCAGACAAAAAGACCAAACTGGTAGCTATGGGCTACGATGAGAAACTTGCTGACAGTACTGCAATCGCAATGGTTGACGGCGATATGGACACGGTTATGAAGAACCAGGCTACGTTCAATGAGTCCCGTGAAAAGGCAATTCGTGCTGAACAGATGAAGAAAACTCCCAGACCTGCTGCGGGTTCTGATGGGACGGGCAGCATGGATTACGCTAAGAAAATCGAAGAAGCGCAGGCAAGCGGCGATTTGACCGCAGTTGCCTACTATACACGTCTGAAAGCGCAGGATGAAGCGAATCAGATGAAAGAGTAAAAATCGGAGGTAAAAGACAATGGCAGATACGTTTGCAACCAGTTTTGGCGTTCTGAATTATTCTGGAATGCTGTTTAACAAGGGTAACGTGCGTACCCCGCTTTCTTCCATCATCGGTAGCAAGGCGAAAACCACGAATCATGTAGAGTTCGTTACTGGACAGGAGTACACCTCTAACGGTAATGGCTCTCAGCCTGCAATCAGTGAGAGTGCTTCTCTGACTGCCCCGGACGCTGATGTTGTGACCCGTTCTCAGAAAACGAACGTCACTCAGATTTTCCAGGAGTCCGTTGGTATCTCTTACGGTAAGCAGAGCAATATGGGTACTCTGAACGGTATCAATGTTGCAGAGCAGCAGGCAAACCCGATGAGCGAACTGGACTTCCAGGTTGCCGCTAAGATTCAGAAGGTAAACCGTGATATTGAGTACACCTTTATCAACGGTGAGTACAACAAGGCTACTTCTGACGCTGAGGTAAACAAGACCCGTGGTCTGGTGAATGCTATTACCACTAACACTCTGGCAATGGCTAAGAAGCCCCTGGGTCTTTGGGACATTGCTGACATGGTGAAGAAGATTTACGGTGCGAATGCTCCGACTGACGGTCTGGTGCTGTGGTGTGACGCTGTGACTCTGTTCCAGGTCAACGCTGACGCTGTTCAGAATGGTCTGACTGTGGTTCCTGCTGCCCGTGAGATTAACGGTATCGCTCTTTCCAGTGTGGTAACTCCTATCGGTGTTGTTTACCTGTATCTGGGTGAGTGCCTGCCTGCGGGTACGGCAATGCTTCTGAACCTTGATGTTCTGGCTCCTGTTTATCAGCCTGTACCGGGTAAGGGTAACTTCTTCCTGGAGCCGCTTGCTAAGACGGGTGCAGGTGAGAAGTATCAGCTTTTCGGTCAGATTGGTCTTGACCATGGTCCCGAATGGTATCACGGCAAGTTCACTGGTATTTCTACTACCTTTGAGAAGCCGACCTACAGCCGTTCTGTTTATGTGGCGAATGCCGCTGACATTGGCAAGACTACGGGCTAATGAAGAGTAAAAGGAGGTGGACAACATGACCAATGAAGAGAAACTGACCATGCTTAAAAGCATGACAGAGGAAACGGATAACGAAGTGTTGTCCACTTACCTCACTTTAGCAAAAGGGGTAGTGCTTTCCCGTGCCTACCCTTATTCAGAGGAAGATACGGTTCCTACAAAATATGACACGGTTCATGTTGAGATTGCCGCCTATATGCTGAACAAGCGTGGGGCAGAGGGTGAAACAGCACACAGCGAAAACGGCGTTTCCCGTTCTTATGAAGATGGTGACATTCCCCCTACCCTGCTGCGGCGAATCCTTCCTATGGCGGGGGTGATTCTATGAAGCTGATGAAGCGCAATCTCAAGCCCGTGCATTACTGTCTGTATAAAGGTAGGGAGCCACTTCTGGACGATGACGGGAATGAAACTGGTGAATACCAGGTGGGCTATGAAAGCCCCGTTGAACTGCAATGCAGTGTTTCACCTGCGACTGGATATGCCCAGGTGAATATGTTCGGTAACTTAGAGTCCTATGACAAGGTACTCATTACTGATGATACAAATTGCCCCATTGACGAAAACACCCTGCTCTTTGTGGATAAGGAGACAGAGTTCGGAAATGACGGCAATCCTCTCTGTGACTATAGGGTACGGCGTGTTGCAAAGTCCCTTAACAGTATCTCTTATGCTATTAGCAAGGTGACCGTATCGTGAGCAAGCGTGTTATCAAAGTTACGTTATCTGAAAAGAGCATTGACAATGCCATTAAAGAACTCAAGAACTACAAGACGTGGTTGAAAGAGTGTACTGAAAAATTCATACAAGCCCTTGGTGAAGAGGGAGTCCAGGTGGCTACAGCGAAGTTCCAAACAGCCGTCTATGACGGTACGAATGATGTGAGCGTATCTGTAGAGAGCCGGGATACCAACAAAGTAGCCGTGGTAGCTGTAGGAAGTTCAGTCCTCTTTATTGAGTTTGGTACAGGTGTCAAGTACCCAGACAATCACCCAGAAGCAGGTAAGAACGGTTTCACCCGTGGTGGCTACGGTTATAAACTGGGACGGCTTGAAAATGGATGGCGATACACTGGTGACCCTGGTTCTAACGGTGAAGTTATTACCACGGGAAAACACGCAGGTGAAGTTCATACCTACGGTAACCCTGCAAACATGAGTATGTACGAAACAGTCAGAGAGTTGGAAGAGAAATTTGCAGAGATAGCAAGGAGGTGTTACACATGATTGACTGCGAAAACGAAGTCTATACAAGGCTTGCAAAAATCTTGAGAGAGAAATTTCCTAAGATTGATATTGCCAGTGAATATGTGAAATCACCTTCTTCTTTTCCTCATGTGAGTATTACCCAGAGTGACTGCTATATCCCTACGGAGTGGCAGGACAGCAGCATGAAAGAGAACATGGTTATTGCCATGTTTGAAATCAATGTCTACTCCAACAAGGCAGAGGGTAAGAAAACAGAATGCAAGAAGATTATCAAAGAAATCAATGACGCATTGTACTCCATGAATTTTAGGCGCACGGCTATGACCCCGGTTCCGAACATGGAGGACGCAACAATCTATCGGATTACAGCCCGCTTCCGTGTGGCAACCGATGGAAAACACTTTTACAGGAGGTAAGTGAAATGGCTACAAGTACTTATATGACTTTCCTCATGCACAAGAAGGAAACGGCATGGGAGAAGCTGCTTGACATTACTGAGTTCCCCGACCTGGGCGGTGACCCGGAACTGCTTGAAACCACCACTCTGTCTGACAAAATGCAGACCTATGTGAATGGTGTCCAGAGTAATGACGGCATGACCTTTAATGCCAACTATGGCCACACTGAGTATAAGGCTCTGAAAGCCCTTGAGGGTAAGAACGAGGAATACGCAGTATGGTTCGGTGGCACTGAGACTGCAAGTTCCCCGACTCCTACGGGTTCTGAGGGTAAGTTCAAGTTTGCAGGCGAACTGTCCGTCTACGTTACTGGCGGCGGCGTGAATGAGGTTCGTGGTATGGCGATTACGATTGCCCCGTCCACTCCTATCACTGAGGACGAAGAGTAAGATTGCATTTAATTTTGAGAATTAAAGGAGAGTTGAGCAATGGCTAAACAGATTGTTTTTACCTATGAAGATAAGGAATACACGCTTGAGTTTACCAGGCGTACTGTCAAGCAGATGGAGGATGAGGGCTTTGTCGCACAGGACATTGACCGTAAGCCTATGACTCTGCTTCCTGCTCTTTTTGCAGGTGCATTCAAGGCGCACCATCGTTTCGTGAAGCAGGATGTGATTGACAAGATTTATGCGGGTATGCCCCATAAGGATGAACTGATTGGCAAGTTGGCAGAGATGTACAATGACCCGATTGTGACTCTGATGGAGGAACCCGATGAGAAAGCGGTAAAAAACGTGAGTTGGGAAGCGAACTGGTAACGGGTTCGGACTCCCAGGCTGCAACGGGCGGCGGCAACCGCCGCTTGCCCGTTGTTTATCGTTACGGGGAAACTTTTGAAAAACTCTGCGGTTATTACATGAGTCTGGGTATGGGATATCACGATTACTGGGATGGTGATTGTGAGATGGCACGGTACTACAGGGATATGGATGAAAAGGTCAAAGAGCGGCAAAATGAAGCCCTTTGGTTGCAAGGTCTGTATTTCTATGAAGCGTTGATTGACGCTTCCCCGGTACTGAACGCTATGAGCAAAAAGCACAAGCCTATTCCTTACAGGCAGGCTCCGATTCCTCTCACCGAAGCACGTCATAGACAGCAGCAAGAGGAAGAGAATCACAAGAAGCTGAATGCAGGTAAGGAAGCCATGAAGCAAATAATGGCAGGGGTTAATTCAAAATTCAAACGGAAGGAGGAATAAATCATGGCAGTTGAGATTGAAGGTCTTGAGTTTCAAATTGAAGCGAAGTCCGAAAATGCTGCTAAAGGTGTGGACGCTCTGATTAACAGCTTTAATAAGCTGAAAGAAGCAACCAAAGGCGGTGCAGGTCTGAACAATATCAGCAAGAAACTGGACGCAATCAGCAATGCAAAGCTGAGTATGTCCGGGATTGAGAAGATTGAAGATTTGACAAAAAGCCTTAACTCTCTGAGCAATGTCAAGATTTCCTCCACAATCTCTAAGAGAATAACTGAAATCGGTGCTTCTCTGGAAAGTCTGGACTGGTCTGGTGTGGAAAAGGTTGAAGCACTCAGCACTGCTCTACAGAATATGCAGGGTATTCAGATTCCGAATATGAGAAATATCACTGGGAACCAGACGGCTACGCCTACTGGGACTGCGGCTCCTGCTGACCCTGCGGGTGCAACGAATGCAGGTGCGGCGGCTACAGCGGCAACCTCTGGTATTACTCAGTATACTTCCCAGATTACTGCTGCCGCTACGCAGACCAGGGGATTCCTGGGTGTTCTGCAAGGCGTAGGTGGTGTGTTCTCAAGAGCATTTTCTGCTGTAGGTGGTGTTGCTCTGAAAGCATTTCAAGCTACCTTGAAGGGGGTAAGCACTGCGGCAAAATCAGCAGTGAATGCCTGTAAGAAACTGGGAAGCACTATCGGTTCCAAACTGAGTAGCAAGGTGAAGCAAACAACTTCGGGCATGGGTCAGTTGTTCTCTTCCTTAAAGCGTATTGCACTGTACCGTACAATTCGATTCTTCTTTGCACAGCTTACTGCTGCAATGAAGGAAGGTATTCAGAATTTGTATATGTACAGTTCCCTTATGGGCGGTACGTTCAAAGGAAGCATGGACAGTCTGGCAACCAGTTTCCAGTACCTCAAAAATAGTATGGGTGCTATGGTGGCTCCGCTCATCAATATGATTGCTCCTGCGGTGGACGCTCTGATTGATAAGTTTGCAGCACTGCTGAATATCGTCAATCAGTTTTTCGCCCGTCTGTCTGGTGCAACTACCTTCACGAAAGCGAAGAAAGCGGCAGCTTCCTATGGCGATTCTATCTCTGGTGCGGGTAAGTCTGCGAAGAAAGCAGCGAAGGATATTAAGGACGCTACGGTTGGCATTGATGAATTGAACATTATCAGTAAGAACAATAGCGGAAGCGGCTCTGGCGGTAAGAACTATGGTGATATGTTTGAAACCGTGCCGATTGATAGTAGCATTTCCGAATTTACTGACAAGCTGAAAGCAGCACTGGACGCAGGTGATTGGAAAACCCTGGGTACTCTACTGGGCGAAAAGTTTAATGAGATTGTGGATAGCATTGATTGGTCTGGTATCGGTCACAAGATTGGATACGGACTGAACGGTGCAATACAGACCGCATACTGGTTCCTAAAGACAGCGGACTTCAAGAACCTGGGTAACCATATAGCAGAACTGCTGAATGGCGCAATGGAGGAAATTGACTTCACATACCTGGGCAGACTTCTGGTTCGTGGTGTCACGGTAGCCCTTGATTTTATGATTGGTTTGCTTGGCGGTTTGAATTGGAGCCTTGTGGGAAAGAGCATTGGCGATTTCTTGAAGGGTGCATTCAATGAAGCCCAGGAGTGGATTGCAAGCTATAACTGGAACAAGATGGGCAAAGACCTGTGGAAGAATCTCAAGGCTTGTATTAAGGGCATTGACTTTGCAGGTGTGGCACAGAGTTTCTTTAAGTTACTGGGTTCGGCTCTGGCGGCTGCGGTTAGCTTTATCGCAGGTTTTGTGCAGGGTATCTGGGAGGACATTACCGGGTATTTCCAGAAATATCTCACCAATGATGACGGCACGAAGAAGTGCGGTCTTGACTGGGTAGCGGGTCTGCTTGAGGGTATCTGGGACGGCATTAAGAATATCGGCAAGTGGATTAAGGAGAACGTATTTGACCCGTTCATTGACGGATTCAAAGAGTGCTTCGGTATTCACTCTCCTTCTACAGTAATGAAGGAGATGGGCGGTTATGTTGTCGAAGGTTTCTTACAGGGACTCAATAAGTTCAGTGAGATTGCAGGCAAGGTTAAGGAATGGGCAGGCAAGGTCATTGAGTGGTTCACGAAGGGTGAGGACGGCAAGGGTATTGTTGAACATTTCAAGGAAATCGGCGGCAATATCGTAAGCGGCTTCAAAGACAAGGTTGGTGGTACTTATACCACGGTTAAGTCTAACGTGACCACCTGGGCAGGCAAAGTGAAAGACTGGTTCAGCAACAACTCTTTTGGTGGAGTGAACAGCGATACTTTCAGTACTTTTGCGAACAACACGATTGAAGGTTTCCGAACCAAAGTCGGTAGTGCCTATACCAATACCAAAGCGAACGTGACCACCTGGGCAAGTAAGGTTAAAGAATGGTTCACCAATAGTTCCTTCGGTGGCGTAAACTCTACGAACTTCCAGACGTTTGCCGGGAATGTCATTGAGGGCTTCCGTACAAAGGTAGGTTCCACCTATACCAATACGAAGTCCAACATGGTTACCTGGGCTACAAATGTGAAGGAGTGGTTTACGAACAGCGGCTTCGGCGGTGTGAACTCTACAAACTTCCAGACCTTTGCGAATAATGTGGTGACCGGGTTCAAGGATAAGATTGGTTCTGCGTATGTAAATACGAAGAGCAATATGACCACTTGGGCAAGCAATGTGAAGAACTGGTTCTCTGGTATTGCTTCCGCTTCTGCATTCTCTGGCTTCGCAACCAGTGTGGTTGATGGATTCAAGAACAGAATCGGCGGCTACTACACTGCGGCGCAGGGTAACATGAGTACCTTCGGTAGCAGCGTGAAGAGTTGGTTCACAGCGCATTGCTCCTACAACGGTTTCTACAATGTAGCTTCTGACGTAGTGAGCGGATTCAAGAACGGTATCGGTGAACTGTACCATACTTGCAAAAGCACAATCTCTTCCTGGGGTAGTTCAATCATTTCCTGGTTCAAGGACAAGTTGGACGTAAACTCCCCGTCTAAGGTCTTTTATGAGATTGGTGGTTTTGCCGTTGCAGGTTTCAACAATGCGATTGCCCAGGTGGGTAAGAGTACGAAGTCTGTAGTCGGCACATGGGCTGATTCCTTCACGAATTTCAGTCCGACAATGGCACTGGCAGTTGATACTTCTGCTCTGAAATATTATGACTCTGCCGCATTCTCCCGGTCTATTTCTTCTAACGTACAGAGCAGCACGGAGATTTCCGCAACGGGCTTCCGTGAAGCCATGGAAGATTTCTACCATGAGTACGTTGAACCGACCATGGTTCAGATGGCTGATGATATGCGTAGGCAGGCTGATAAGAAAGAGAAAACCGTGGTGCAGGTTGGTAACCGTGTGGTGACTGACGCTGTGACCACTCAGAAGAAAGCCAATGGCTATAGCTTTACGGGATAAGGAGGTAATGTGTAATGGCTTATTTGGCAATCAACGGTTATGCGTTACCTCCCTGCAAGAGAGGTGTCACCCCTACGGTGACCACTCTTGTAGATTCCGGGCGTAACGCAAACGGTACGGTGGTGGGTCAGCGTATCGGACGTGACCAATACAAGATTGACAATCTGGAATGGTCATGGCTCACTGCCGAACAGTGGTCAAAGATACTGAGTATCCTTGATAACTTCTTTGTAAATGTAACTTTTATTGACCCTGTAAGCAATGCACCTAAGACCATCAAAATGTACTGTGGTAACCGAACGGCTGAACCCTACTGGGTAGATGAGGACGGTCACCCGACACACTACAGGAATTGCAAGGTGAATCTGATTGACGTAGGAGAGTGATTTTATGCAAAAGGTATCCAAAGAGTATAAGGCAAGCATGAAAGACTCCCTCCGTGAGAGAGCATACATAATGATTTCTTTCGGAGTTGTCAACCAGGAAGCGCAGGCGAAAGCCAGAGTAGACAGCGGAGAGTTTGCCTACTTCTCCAACCCGGACGACCTGTTTAATGAGGGAACTGACGATGTGGTATATGCCACTCTGGAAGAGAACTTTACCAGGGTTGACGGTTCTATGTATTTTCTCCCACGGAACAAGCCGGGAGCAATGTTCTACAACACAGGGTTGGTAGGAAAGAATCTGGTATCAGACGGACTGTATGAAGTGACCATAAATCTTCATGCGGCTCCGACTGATTTCAGAGGTATCACGATTAACTTCGGTGAGAATTATCCTACTGATTTCGATTTTGTCACTAATACCGGGCAAAAGGTTGAGTTCCGGGATAATGACAAAGCTGTTTTTACTACAGAGGAAGTGCTTGAGAATGTAACCACACTGACTCTGGTGATTCATAAAATGAAGAACTTCCGAAGCAGGCTGCGTATTTACTCCTTCCGTTTCGGTTACGGACTGGTGTACTACAACGATTCTGTTATGAGTTCTTCACTTGAGAGTTATGTCAGTCCGATTGGTGCTGACATTCCTCAGATTGATTTCTCAGTAACGCTGAAAAACTATGACAAGTATTTCAACGTGGACAACCCGAAGTCGGCTATCAACTTCCTGGAAACGGGACAGGAGATGGACATTTACTACGGGTATCAGCTTCCGAACTCTGATGAAATCGAATGGGTCAGAGGAAATCACCTGCTCTGTTCTGAGTGGGAGTCCGATGACTACACGGCAACAATCCGTTGCCAGGACGTGTTCCGTAACATGGATACGGAGTATTACAAAGGATTGTATGCTCCGAACGGCAAAAGCTATTATGACCTGGCGATTGAGGTTCTGAAAGCTGCCGGGGAGAAAGACTACTATGTTGACCCCCGACTCAAAAAGCTGTATACGAAGAACCCCATCCCCCGTGTTTCTTGTAAGGAAGCATTGCAGATTATAGCCAATGCCTGCCGCTGTGTTCTGTCACAGTCCAGAGTCGGTACGATTCAGATTAAATCCTCTTTCGTCCCGGAAGCTGCGGCAAGCAGCAATGGTGAAACCGATTACTCCCACGTTGCGAAGATTCTGACGGATGACACCAAAGATGAGTACGCAACACTGGCAAGTAACTACACCACGGCAGACGGGACAATGTTCTTCCTACCACGGGCGGCAAGTAAGAGAACGCTGAACACAGGCTTTATCTCAGAACAGCAGTCTGACGCTGACGGTAAGTTCACCACAAACCCTATGGTAACTATCGTGCAGGAAGCCGCCTGTATGTACTACGGTGTAAAGTTCGTGTTCGGTAATGCCCTTCCTTCGGGAATGGTCATTCGTACCTACAACAATAACGAACTGGTTACTGAGTATGAGGTGGAAGAAGAGATTACAAAGACCCTGGTGATTCTTCGGGATTTTGATGATTTCGACACCATGAAGATTGAGTTCACGGGAACGGCAGAGCCGTACAACCGTATTGTGCTTAACAACTTCGCTTTCGGTGATGTGACTGACTTCACCATGGAGCGGCAGGACATGACTTCTTCCCCGAAAGCCATTAAGCAGGAGTTGGTCAAAGAGGTCATCGTACCTTGCTACAGTTATCAGCCGGGTAATGCCGAAGAGAGTCTTGTCAGTGAGGATATTACCGTGAAGTCTGGTGATGTGGAAACCTTCTATGTGGGTGAACCGTCCTACAACTTCCGTGCAACACTGGACGAAAGTTCCAGTGGTGTAAGTATCGCGGCATGGGGTAACTACTATGTGACAGTCAAGTTCTCTAAGACAGGAACCTTCCGTCTGGAAATTCTGGGCTATCGGTACAAAATCGTGGAGCGATATGCCACGAAGTCACTGAACAGCAGAGGTAAGTCTGTAAAATGGGCGAACCCGCTTATCAGTGATATGGCGATTGCTACGGAACTGGCTGAATGGATTGGTGACTATTATACCGCAGGTATTGAGTATGAGTACGATACCAGAGGTAACCCGGAGATTGACGCAAACGATATTGTGTACCAGGAGAATGAGTTCCATGACGGAATGAAGGTAAATATCTATCGGCACACAATCAACTTTGACCAGGCGTTCAGCGGCAAGGTGACCGCAAGACGTGTATCCAGTTAGGAGGTGACGGAAGATGGCATGGCAAACACCTAAAACAGATTGGCACGGAAGTACAAATTCAGAAGGTGTTTACACGGGTGACAGATTCAATGCTTCGGACTTCAACCGTATCAAGAACAATCTGACGTTCCTCCGGGATATGGCAATCAATCTGTACAAGGAGTTCTCCCTTGTAAGCCTGGGTGATGACAGAGTACCAGGTGATTACTTCTACGCTGATGAAATCAATCAGCTTGAAGAAAATCTGGAAACCCTCAATACCAACACTCTCAGAATGTCTTACGGGTCTGCACCCGTTTATAACGATAACGGCACTACGATGGATTTCAATGAACTGAATCGTTTGGAGGGTGCAACCTTAGACCTGTATGACAGACTCACGAATGAGAGTGAAGGAAGGAGGATGTTTACATGGAATTTCGGAATGAAGGGAGGGGACTTGTAAATGGCATGGAAACTTTTACCTGTTGACTATACGGACGCTGTGTGGGCGGGTTTGAAGAGATACAACCAGATTAACAATGAGGATGGTTCGGTATCCTTCCAGGACATTACGGCTTATACCGGGAAAGAGAAATCTTTCTTCGGGGCAAAAGACGCTAACCGCATGAACGAAGCCCTCAACACCATTATGAGCATGGTGGAGAATGGCACTGACCTGTATACCGCTTTCCAGAATTATTTTGCAGAGCAGAAAACTTTATTCGAGCAGGAAGCTGATTCCAAAGCAACGGAGTTTGACAACTATACGGATAATCTGGAACAGGAATACAAGGCGAGTATGGCGGCTTTTGAGAGTCAGCAGCAGCAAATTTACAATGCCTGGTTCCAGGCTATGAAAGACCAGTTGAGTAAGGACGCTGCGGGTAACCTGCAAAATCAGTGTACTGAACTGGATGAGCGTTTGACTCTGCTTGAGCAGATGACAATGCAGAATGACTTCTCTGCTCCGCTTGCTACAGACGATGAAGCAATCACTCTGATTGTTGATGACCTGGACTATGCGATTCTGGCAGATTGGAAATACAAGGAGGAATAAAAGATGGCAACTATTAGTGTTCAGACGAAAAAGTTTGCAGACCTGGAAGCGATTCTGTCCGTTACGGGTACTGAACAGATGTTGATTCACGATGGTAACGGCGTGAAGGTCATTACCGTAGAGAATCTTCATAAGGGTTTGCAGGATGACATTGATTCAGTCAGAAATGTACTGGCTGATGGTGCAGCGGCACATAACTGTATTTACCGTGGTAAGAACCTGGGTACTTCTGTTACAGCAGAGCAGTATGCCGCAATTTCAAGTGGTAAGTTCACAGACCTGTATATTGGTGACTACTGGGTTATCAATGGCGTGACTTATCGTATTGCAGCATTTGATTACTACTATAACTGTGGTGACACCAACTTTACGAAGCACCATGTAGTCATTGTTCCAGATACTTCTCTTTATAAAGCGCAGATGAATACCAGTAATGTTACCACTGGTGGTTACACTGGTTCTGCCATGTATAAGTCGAATCTGGCGCAGGCTAAGACTACTATCAAGGCGGCGTTTGGTTCCGCTCATGTTCTTACAAAGAGAGAACTTCTGGTCAATGCTGTAAATGGCAACACCCCTTCGGGTTGGGCATGGTTTGACTCTGATGTTGAGTTAATGAACGAAGTACAGGCTTATGGTTCTGTAGCGTGGGGCGCACATGATGGTAACGGTTACAACGTGGCTTCGGGTGACGGTCAGTTCCCGCTCTTCATGTTTGACCGTACTAAGCTGCATAACCGAGAGGACTACTGGCTGAGAGATGTAGCTTCCGCTCCTTACTTCTCCAATGTCAGCAACACCGGTTATGCGAGCTACAGCTACGCTTCTTCCTCTTTTGGCGTTCGCCCCGCTTTCTGTATCGGTTAATCTAAAATCTGCACCCCCTTGTGGGGTGCAGTAGAAAGGAACTAATGAAATGTCAGTATTGAAAAGCAAACGGAAACCCTCTCAGTTTGAGGTGTTTCACCATCTCAATAAAGTTAGGAAAGAGGTTACTGATTTGCTGCTCCGTGACTTTGGCTACAGCAAACGAAAGGCGGCACAACGTCTTGAAAAGAAATTCAGCGGGCGAAGCTACGAAGAACTTACTGACGTTGAGAAAGAGATTTATGACCATTTCCGCAAACAGCAGGAAGCCTTTGACACCTGGTTCATTGAGGATGAGCGGAAAGCTGTAGTTGATTGTCTGAGGTCTATCGGTGAACACGTCTACACTGCGAACAGCATTTATCCCACCTACTATGAAGAGTTGGTGGAGCGGCGTGTTCATCAAGACCTGGCAATCGGTCAATGTTACCGACTGGTACAGGAACTACAGTATGCAATAGAAACTCTTCCAGTGGATGTTAATTCTTTCTTGAGGTTCGGTGAGGACATTCAAAGAGAGATAGACCTTATCAAAGGTTGGCGTAAATCGGATAACAAGTTCAAAGGGGCAATCTCTGCTTCCGCTACTAACTTCTCCAATGTCAACAACAACGGTAATGCGAACAACAACAACGCTTCTAACTCTAATGGCGTTCGCCCCGATTTCGATACTCCGATTAAATAGCCACTTGAGCGTTTCGGAGTAAGAGAAAGGAGAGGTTGTCCTTCCTATGATGGTAAATACCAAACACGATACTACTTCTTACGAGAATTGTAGTTGTCAACGTGAAATATATGACGGCAATGCGTTGTATGACGCTTATCTTAGAGCAAAGAGTGGGAGTGATTGGAAACCGCAGGTTCAGAGGTATGAAATGACCTACCTTCTGGATTTGTCCAAAATGCAAAGAGAGTTGAAAGAGCATACCTACGAATTTCAGCCCAGTACCAATTTCGTCATCAATGAGCGTGGTAAGACACGTCCCATTACAGGCGAACAGATACGGGATAGAATTGCCAAACATTCTTTATGTGATGAAGTCTTAACTCCCGCAATTAAAGACCACCTCATCTACGATAATGGCGCAAGCCAGAAAGGTAAAGGGATTGACTTTACCCGCCGCAGGTTGGAAGCGCACCTGCACAGGTTCTTCCGGGAAAATCAGAGCAATGATGGTTATATCCTGCTGATGGATTTTTCAAAGTACTATGACAACATTCGACATGACAAACTCATGGAGTTGTTTGAAAAGTACGTTGATAACGATACCGCACTCTGGTTTCTGGAAAAGATTGTAGACAATGAGAAGGTGGATGTATCCTACATGACCGATGAGGAATATGAGTCTGCTATGGACGATGTATTCAACTCACTGGAATATGACAAGGTTGATAAGAGCCTGCTGACCGGGAAGAAATTCTTGCGAAAACACTTGAACATTGGTGACCAGGTGGCGCAGGACGCAGGGATTGCGTATCCCATTCCGATTGACAACTACATAAAGATTGTAAAAGGCGTGAAATTTTATGGCAGATACATGGATGACAGTTATGTGATTCACAAAGATAAGGAGTTTCTGAAAGGGCTGCTTGTAGAGATTGTGGAAATCGCACATGACCTGGGTATTACCGTGAACATTCGGAAAACCAGGATATGCAAACTGTCTGAGATGTGGAGGTTTTTACAGATTCAGTATTCGCTTACCGATACCGGGCGGGTGATTCACAAGATTCATCCGAAACGGCTTACAGGTATGAGAAGGAAGGCTAAGAAACTGGTACTCATTCTCTCAGAGAAGGATTTCGATGACTGGTTTAGGTCATGGTTCAATGGTCACTGCCACTACATGAGCAAGCTACAGAGGTCAAATATGTTAGACCTTTGCAAGAAATTAAAGGAGGAACACTACTATGGTAAAACTGATTTTAGCTGACGGCACTGAACTCAAGGGCTTCAAGCAGAACGGTAACAACTATGTCAGCAAGACTGAGGTTGATGTGTCCGTGTTTGAGGACAACCTTTCCACGCTCACAATAGTGGACGGGGATACTCAGATGGTCATGCACAATGCGGAACTTATTCAGCAGGTTCAGTACGCTGACGGTTGGTATCTCTGCTTCCGTGAAAAGACTGAGCAGGAAATGCGCTATGTCGAACTCACGGGTAAACTTGAGTACATGGCAATGATGACTGGCGTGGATATGGAGGTGTAAATCATGGAACACAGCAAGAATTTTGAGAAGGTCAAGAAGTTCTACAAGATGGGCATTTGGTCTGAAAAGATGGTGTGGAACGCAGTAGGCAAGTGGATTACCCCGGAAGAGTATAAGGAAATCACCGGGGAGGATTACAGCAAGGAGGGCTAAGATTATGAAAGAATGGATTTGTACTGCAATCGGAGTAGCGGGTAGCTTCATTGCTTCCATGTTTGGCGGTTGGGACGCTGCTCTGGCAACCCTGGTTATCTTCATGGCGATTGACTATGTTACAGGTCTGATTGTCGCAGGTGTGTTCCATAACAGCGGCAAGACTGAGAATGGTGCGCTTGAGAGCCGTGCAGGTTGGAAGGGGCTGTGCCGTAAGGGTGTTTCCCTTCTGGTGGTTCTGGTTGCCTGCCGCCTGGATTTAATTACTGGCACTAATTTTATTCGTGACGCTGTGGTTATTGCATTCGTGGCAAACGAAACTATCTCCATCGTGGAGAACGCAGGACTCATGGGTATCAATATTCCCCCGGCTATTACTGCCGCAATCGAAGTACTCAAGAAGAAGTCCGATACTGACAGCGGCGCAAACTAAGGCGGGAGAGAGGGTTCGCCCTCTCTCCTATAAAGGAGTGATGACCTATGACTATCCAGGAGTTTATTGACAGTATTGCCGGGTACATTAAGAAATATGCTGCCGCTTACAATGTATGCGTGTTCAGCCCGATTATCGCCCAGGCGATTCTTGAGAGTAACAAAGGTACGTCTGAACTGGCTGTCAACGCTCATAACTACTTTGGCTTGAAGTATCGCAAAGGACGCTGCAAGACCTGTGTGGGTGTTTACCACAAAGTAGGCAGTGAGCAGAACCCAGACGGAACCTACACCAGTTCCGCTATGGAATGGTGCAAGTTCGGAAGCATGGAGGATGGTGTCATCGGGTATTTCGATTTCACCAACATTTCTACCTATTCCAATTTGAAGGGTGTGACTGACCCCAGACAGTACCTTGAGAATATCAAAGCTGACGGGTATGCAACCTCTCTGAAATATGTGGACAACCTTATGGCTGTCATTGAGAGGTATGACCTTACCCGATATGACAAGGAGGAAATGAAAATGAGTAACAGTTCTCTGGTGTCCTACACCAAAATCTCACCTAACAAAAACAGTCCTCGCAATCATGCGATTGACCGTATTACCCCGCACTGTGTAGTCGGTCAGCTTTCTGCGGAGAGTATCTGCGGTTGCTTCACCAGTCCTTCCCGGCAGGCAAGCTGCAACTACGGTATCGGTTATGACGGCAGAATCTCTCTCTGTGTGGAAGAGAAAGACCGCTCCTGGTGTTCTTCCAGTTCTACGAATGACCATCGTGCCGTGACCATCGAATGTGCGTCTGACAAGACTCACCCTTACGCTATGACGAACGCTGTATATGCTTCCCTCATTAACCTTTGCGTGGACATTTGCAAGCGCAACGGTAAAAAGAAGCTGCTCTGGTTCGGTGACAAATACAAGACTCTGGCGTACAGTCCGAAGTCTGATGAGATGGTTCTGACTGTACATAGATGGTTTGCAAACAAGTCTTGCCCTGGTGACTGGCTCTATTCTCGTATGGGTGACCTGGCGGCAAAGGTTACTGCCCGTCTGGGCGGCAGCACTGCCGAAGAGAAGCCTGCAAGCACTACCACACTGTACCGTGTTCGCAAGACCTGGGCTGATAGTGCTTCCCAGAAGGGTGCGTTCTCTTCTCTGGCGAATGCGAAAGCCTGTGCAGACAAGAATCCCGGCTACAAGGTGTTTGATGGTTCGGGTAATGCTGTGTACCCTGCGGAGAGCAAGCCTGCATTCTCTCCGTATAAGGTGAAGGTTACGGCTTCGGTTCTAAATATCCGTAAGGGTGCAGGTACGAATTACGCCCTGGCAGGCTCCATCCGCAACGGTGGTGTTTATACCATCGTGCAGGAAAGCACTGGACAGGGCGCAACGAAGTGGGGTAAGCTGAAATCTGGCGCAGGGTGGATTTCTCTGGACTACACCACGAAGGTATCATAATCCCAGAATCGCTTCCAGGAATGGGACTTCAATCTACAGTGGAACGTGTGAATTAACAGGTTTCCTGTGATTGTTGGATTTGCACTCATACCTGGTGGTATATCGCTCCGACGATCATCAATACATTTCTGGAAAGCTACAATCTAAAAGGCAAGACGGTTATCACCTTTGCCACCTCTGGCGGTAGCGGTATGGGCAAGACCAACGAAAAACTCACGCCAAGCTGCCCCGGCGCAAAACTGTTGCACGGCAAAGTGTTCAATTCCTATTCCAGCAAAGCCGACTTGTCCGCATGGGTAGAAACCATCAGCCTCTAATAGACACATTCCTTCGGAATGAAATACCCGCCTGGTCGAGAAGATTTTCTGAATCCTCTCACCCAAACGGGTATTCTTTTCACGTTTTCAAAACATATTCCTTACGGGCTCTTATTTTTCTTTATAGCTATCATTCCCAAACTCTAAACGTGCTTTTGGGAAGTTTGGCTAAGTCCCTCTCCCCAAAGCATTGCACAGCATCCTTTACAGGCATCGGAATATATATTTCCTTTTTGCTCCTTCCGTTTTCATTCTCCAAATATTTACATATTATTTCAATTTGCTCTCTTTTTTTGCTGTTTCCGCATATTTTATTTAGTTTACACAGTAACCGGCCCGAATCTACGCCTATCATCATATCCGGACTATCTTTCATTCTGTTTTTTATATCAAACGTTTCAAGATAAAAGATTTCCTGAACTCTCTCCATCATTATACCCCTCCTTCGTCTGATGTATACTCAACGTTTTCCCTTGCCCACTCGCAAAATGCTTTCATATCAATAGGAAAATACTCAAGATAATCTTCAATTACATCCGCAAGTGTCCTCTCAATCGAATGAAAATCCATATAATACAGCAGGGAATTCAAATCACTAGATCCTACTGAAACACCAAATGTAATAAACGGTATTCCCTTTCCATGCTCTCTCCTGTTTTTTCTATACCTATTTCCATCAAAGCTCGGAATTGCAGTTATAAAATTTTTCCATCGCTTTTTAGGTTCCGTATGAACCAGTGATTTATTTACGCTGTATATCAAACTATGCCCCACATCATACGACGCCTTCAACAAATCGTCATACTGCATTGGTTGCATGTTCATCGTTTCGGGTTTACATTCTGGTGGAATTGATATACATAGTTGAGAATACATTTTATCTTTAAGTCGGAATCGGAAATGAAAGCGCACAAGTGTCTTTTTCTCTTCATCCACTAGATTATTTCTTAGTATAGCACAAATCTGTGTTAAATAAGCATAAAAATCATCGAACACGCGGCTGTTTTTCCCTTTGTCCAGTCCAACAAGTTCTTCCATCAGTTGCTGTCCTTGCACACTTTTTTCAAGCATTAAATGAGCATAAAGAATTCCATCAACCGTAATTTCTTGTTCTTCTTTCGTTTTTTCTTTCGTTTTTTCTTGTTCTTTCTCCCAAATCTCTATGATGGTTTTTATTTTGCTCTCATCAATACCATCATCAAAATATAAAACTCTTGTCCTCCAAAGCAAGTCGCACATTTCTTTTCTAAAATTGCTCATTCTGATTTCATATTCTTGAAATCTATCAAGAAGTTCATCAGATAAATAGCATGCTTTTCCTGTGCTATTAGGACCTCCCGTCAACCATATATATGGCATAGTCTTTTGCATGTTGATTGGAAAAACAATTTTTTTCTGATTTTCTTCAATATTTTTCGTGTACAAATCAAAATCAGGTTTAAAATTCCCCTCCGCATTAGTACCATATGAATAAATGTCAACAGAATTCAACTCAATATTAAATACATAAAACGCATAAAGTCTTTTTCTTGTATGTTGTGCCCTGACTCTATCATTTTCAGCATCGCCTTGGCCAATTCCGGTCATAAATGTGTTCAGTGTTCGAACATTATTATTCCAGTTTACAACTGTACGATTATGTGTATGTCCACATAAATAGGCGTTTGCCATTATTCTGCTGGAATCAGTCAATTCCATTAGTGCCGTTGTCTCTTCATTTCCTTCCAAGCACTGCAATGGATGATGTCCTAGACAAATTGACAAACTCGGTTCAATATTTCTGCGAAGCTTTATCGCTTCTTCACTTATTTTATCAAGCTGAAATTTTCCAAGAACAATTTTGCGGGCGTCATTTTCATCAATACAGCACCAAGAAGTATTTAGCAAAACAAAAAAATATGTTTTTTTCTCTATTGTAATTGGAACAACCCCAAATGTTCTTTCTACAATTTTCTCTTCAATATCCATCTCAAACAAATTATAAATGTACTTAGAGAGTTCCATATATCCAGAACTTTCATATGCTTCCTGAATATTTTTCCAGAATGTATCATAAAATGTATTTCCAAATTCATATTCCTTTTGCACCGCAAAAGTTCTACATGCTGGAATTATAAATTTGCATGAATTACTTCTAAAAATATCGTGATTTCCCGGAACCAAAACAATTCCAGCAACCTTATTTCCCAAAGTTTTTTTCAAATCCTCAAAGAACTTTTTTGCATTGTCTATTGCCGCCTTATTGCCCTTATCGATAATATCTCCTGTAACAGCAACAACCAAAGTTTTTTCCCGTGTGGTGGCAATTTCCTCTTTAATATGAACGAGTAAATTTTTTGATATTTCTGGGTATGCCGCTTGTCCATCTATGTGCAAATCTGAAAGATGTAAAATTGTCAAGTCATTCATACGTATTTCTCCACTGCACAACTCTCATTTATCGATTTTCTGCCAGACGGTTCTACTATGTTCAACGTAAAGCCCTCTTTTCCATTTTTATTATACACTATTTTCTCCATTCAGTCAATAAAATCCCTTTTTCTCCGCCTTATTCTTGTTCAATTTGTCAACACCTCCGCTAAAAGATTATTTTTTACAATTAATTCGTTTGTACAATTCTTATTATATATATTTTTCCAACGCTCTCCGAATCACATCCTCACAGTTAAACTCTATTTTCATCGTTTGGTCGTCATACAGATAGACCATGCTCACAAAGGCTTCCACACATTCTTTTGTCAGCCCACCGATGTACGTTTTCTCACTGGCCTGCTTTGTCAGAGCGCGAATTTCTTCATCCAGTTCATCGGCACACTCCTGTTCTTTCTTTTCTGTCCGTATGCTATCCTGCAATGCAGCCAGTTTTTCCGAAAGAGCCTTTTTCTTTTCTATGTACGCATCTCGCAGCAGCACACCGTCCGCATACAATTCATATAGTTTAATCTGTTCCACCCGAATAGCTTCTGCTTGCTTTTCCAAGTCCTCAATGTCCATGCAGCGCACCGTGATGGACTGCTTTTCCTGCATCCCCTGATTCACCACGTCCAGCGCATAGAACACAGTTTTTATCGCACGAGCCGCTTTTGCGTTCACCGAATATTCTCTGTAATAGCCGCCGTAGCATTTAGAGAACTTTCCTGCCGCCCTTTTATAGCCACAGCAGAAAACCATTTCCCCATACCGCTTTTCGTGCCGAAGCTGCCGTTTGCAATTTCCACAGCAAATCTTTCCTTTTAACGCGAAATCATCACCCACCTTATACTGAATGGGAGTTACGTTACGGATTGCTTTCTGCGCCTGATAGTATCATTAAATGATCTTTCCCTTGTGTATAGATAGCAATTTATTCTCCTCTTTCATGTCAAAGTTCTCTAATTTTATATCGAAATTATTGAAATTATAAATTGGTTATGATACTTTACTTTTAAGATTAGTTATCCATTCAACATATTCAATATTCTTTACAATAGGGTTTAGCCTTCCGCTTTCTTAATATAATTGCTAGCAAAGTTGGATCTGCTGCTTTGCGTAGGACACTTTTCTTGATTATGACAATCATTTTACAAACACAACCGCAGGATGAGCCTGTTTTTCAATTCATGGACAAAAAGCGTTCTGAAGGAAAGCCCTACAAAGTTTACATGATGGCTTCGGCTAACAAGTTTTTACGTATCTACTACGCTAGAGTTAAAGCTGTAATGGATTCCGAAAATTTCAATTGACCAACCATCTTATATACCTTTCGGCAAGCTGTCACTTTTTTGAGTGCTTAACGGCTTATTTAGGTTATGCCTCTAACCGTAAATTCAATTTTTCAAAATTTTCAAAATTTTTCTCTAATCACCTCTTGACTTTTATTAGCAGGTCTAGTTGTTGTACATGCCGGGCGCACACTATAAATCCGCATTGAAGTCGCCATAATATGCGATTTCAATGCGGATTTCTATTCTTTAATAGCCGATTCTTCTTATCTACATAATGACGTATTCGTCATGCTACAGCAAAGAGGCCACTTATTCATCACAATAAGCACTCCCCTATCAATATTAACTCTACACCTCTTTTTAGCTGTTATCTATACAGCGGTCCGTACTGCTTGCACGCAGCATAATCCGCAGCCTGCTGATCCTGT